CAATTAAACAAATACTGTAATTACAGTATATGTTTAAAACTCTATAAATAGCGAAATAGTTGCCTACTTAGGGGCTCGTAGGTTCTTCTTCCCTTCTCCCTTTTCCCGCGGGAATTTTTTTTTTTTTCGGTATTTTTCGGTATTTAACAAGTCACGTCCCAGTGCGGCCCGCGCGGGACCGGCAAAACCTCGAAGCCCCCGTAATTACTCGCTTTTTAGGCAACACATCCCATTTTCACGGCCCGAGCGCAACGCGCGCGACGCCCCGCAACGCGCGCGACGCCCCGCAACGCGCGCGACGCCCCGCGACGCCCCGCGCCGCGCCGCGCCGCGCCGCCCCGGCCCGCCGCCTCCCACGATTCCGCTCAGCCTGGATGTTTACCACCCCATTGCACGACTGGATCACGGCTGGTACTTTGTGGGCATCATGGGAAAGTCTTCGAAGTCAGCATGGGAATTGGAGCGCGAGAAGGTATTCGGCGATGAGATGCGTGTGCAGATGCATGCGACGCCCTCAGAAGCCCATATCAAGCGCGCCGCAGAGTACGCCGGCCTTGATGGTCCGGATCTCTTGCCCCGATTCGATTCGGTGGCAGGGCTACTCGTTTACGTGCAGTCCCTCCGTGCCGCTGGCGGCAGTGGAGAGGCATTCAACATCTTCGTGGACAGATTCCAACCAAAGCCCAGTCGGCCACAAGTCGCAGTGATCACTCCGGGCGCCAATGGTGGTGCCCCGATGGCTTCGAGAGACAACGAGGAGCAGTCGAGTGCTCAGAGGTACTACGACGATGTGATGAACGCGTGATTGGCACAGGCGCAAGCTAGGGATACACAAAAATGACAACGCTGTTGGAGGGATTCACGACCTCCGCGATCGAGGCAATCATTGAGAGCGACCTCTTGGGCGGAATCGACCTCTACCAGCTCACAGATGAGGAGATCAGAAACACCGGAAGGCTGTCCCGCGAGCAGGCCGATGACATCGCGAAGAAATTCCGTGCGGGTCTCTTCACCCCCAGCGCGCACCGCGAATTGGCGCAGGCCCTGGCGCTCTTCATCGCTTCTGAGACCGAGGCTCTTGTCGAGGTCGACAAGGACGGCGTTCCAGAGGCTCCGAGGAGTCCGGCGCGGCGCTCTTGGCTTGGACGTAGACTGAAGAAGGACGATTTCGATGAGGGTTGAGTGATATGCTGCTACCCACACGAGTGTCCGTCTCCGGCCGCAACAAGCATCGCGATCGTGAACAGCCGAATGCTCTGCCCACACGAGTGTCCGTCTCCGGCCGCAACAAGCATCGCGATCGTGAACAGCCGAATGCTCTGCCCGCAAGACGGACCGCGAAAGAAGACATCCAGGCCCTCATGACCAAGGCCGAGCAAGCCGAATTCTACTCTTGGGTCTGGAAAGAGGGCAACGCAATTAAGGAGTCGCGCTTCTATTGCTCACCTGCTATGGTATTGCGCCATCTCCGAAGGATGCACGATGACGGAGAGGGGCATGACATCCATGACCCCAAGTACCACCAGCAAGATCCGGACCCGGAACCCCGAGAAATACTGATCTGAAAGGAAGCCCCCGATGCCCGAGCACGACCAGATGAAGGACGATCTCCTCTCCCCCGAGCACCTACTCACTTCCTCAGAGATGCAGGGGGCGGGCGCCGCGGACAGAGCAGAGCGAGCTTCCCAGCTGGAAGAGGCGCAGGAGCGCTACGCCCAGGAGCTTCGCGAGCGGCAGGCGCGGCGCGGCTAGATGACCGCGCCCGCGCCGCCGGCACCGCCGAGCGACTCCGACGAGATGTGCCGGGTCATGTTCTGTGCAAGCTTCAATGCGCTCTTGAGTGGGGATGAGATTGAGGATAGCCCTATACCCGACAAGATCCGTGGGGTCATCACACACTGTGCAGGCCCAAAAGGTCACCTTGGAGAGCATGTGGGCCGTATGATGGAGGACCAGTTCGCTGTGATCTGGAATCCACTGGTCGATGAGTGTGGTTGTAGCCTGGATTGGCGGATCCAAGATCGAAGGGGCAACTTGGTATGAGTGTAGTAGGGGCAATTGAGGCCCAGGTCAAAGTAAGAACCCCTGATTTTCGCCTCTCTATCCGCTTCATGCTGTGGTTGCTGTATTGCCCTCTTCTCGATCTCATTGTAGACAAGAGGGACAAGGTTCAGCGATTTGTTTTGGGCAGGATCGCCAAGAGGTTGGCAAAGCAGTCTATTCAGATCAAGATCGGCAATACCACGGAAGAGGTAGCTCTCTGTGACGCCGAAGAGATGGTACGTCATCTGAGCACTCACTATGAGTTCAGAGGGGGCGCAAGAGAGGGGTAGAGGTGGCGCGCAACGGGAGTATCGAAACAACTCCGCATCGAAGACGCCTCCGCCGCCAAGACCACTTTCGTATCCGCTATCCAGCTCGATTCCCCGACTTCCTCGTCCGAATGGGCGTCAAGTTCGACACTGCGCCGCTCGATGTGCGCGATGCGATCAAGCACAAGGGCGACTACGAGCCCTGGGAGCTGGAAGCAGCTGCAGGGGGTGGCGGCCCGCCGCCGGGCGAAGAAGTCTGGATCCAGATGGAGGACGCCGGCACGGATCTGGAGAGACTGGGCTCAGAGCTGACGATTGTTCGTGGTGACGCGACATTCGTTACGCTTGGCTTTCTCGATGATATGCTCCTTTGTCTGTATGCTGATGGGCCGTCTTTCAATGATTCGCCGATTGAATTGTCTGGATTCGTCAAGAGCGTTGAGTCTGAGACTGAGATAATCATCCGGATGGAGCGGGGTGGCAAGCCCGTAACTGTGGAAACTCAGTTGGGGGATGTTGTCATTGTTGCCGAGATTCAATCGGAATAAGGGCTCTGGTATCGTCCAATTGTGGAGTAGGTGCCCAAACACAGGGTGATATGGGTTCGAGTCCCATTATCAGAGCCCCAAAAATTTCAAGGAGAGAAGCATGCCCATCACCAGTCCGCGGCGCCGACGAACCCGACGTTCCGCTTTCACGCGCCAGCGGTATTCGAACTACTTCGACTGGCTTGTCCGGGAAGCGGCACGCCTGGCAACGTCTGCCCGCGGCGTACGTGACATTCTCGTTCTGCTCGGAGCAGAGGAAGTGGCCGATGTTGAGGCCGCCACCGACGCGACGCCGACAGACGTCGGAATCGTCACGACTGGCGCGGTCACCGGCAGTGGCGCAACAAGCATCTCCAGCGGGACAGTCACAGACACGGGCGCGGCGTACGCCACACTTGGCATCGCCGATGCGGATCTCGTTGAGTTGATCTACAGCGGTGACGACTTCCCGAACGGATCCGAGCGCTACCTGGGCGTCGTGTCGAGCCTTGTGGAGACCTCCTTTGACGTCACCCCGGCGCCGCCCGACGCCGCCTGGGGGGCAGACACGGACGTCCTGATCACCGTTGTCAGCGCCGCAGGGCGCGACTAGAAGGAAACGACCCATCAACTGATTCGAAAGGAATAATGATCTGATGAACAGATATCTTGTCGCGCTTTGCGTGGCATTCGCAATTCTCTTTCTGCCGGCGTGCGCAATGACGTCCATTCAGCCGGTGGATGGCATCATGCTTTCAGGCCAGGCCGACTTGGACAACGTCGAGGGCCACATCAAGGTGGATCCCGCCAAGGTCATGTGTGAGGGCGCCGACAAGCTTCCCTTTCCTACCGGAAAGCTGGGAGCCTACTGTGATGGTGTACGGAGCCCGGATCCGGGTACGCCCGGTATTGGAGACGCTGTGTTCCTCGATACTGACGAGAATCCCTGGGATTATGGGCCGGACGCTGACACTCTCGGCAACGATGCCCATTATCGCCTTCTGAATGCACCCACTGTGGATGGGAAGGAGGCTCCTGCACTACGCGGGAGTCGGGATACGGGGCACGCTGCGCGCGACGCGCAGCGTGCTGATATCTCTGAACACGACGGCCAGGCGCCAGTTTGGACCGGGTAGATCCGGGTGAGAGGCACGGGTGCTTCAGCTGTGAGAGCAGCTGCGCACCCATGCCGATCCCATCGGTCACGATGGTAGGCCCGAAGGGGCCTTGTCCTGGGCATGGCCTCGTCGGATGCCTGGTAGACACTGACGCGGATCCTGACGACTTTTGCAGGGTGACAGTGGTCGGGCAAGAAAGAAATCCAGAAGACCCGGGAGGTCAGAGGGTCTTCTACATGTATTCAGATGAGGTGGAAGCGCTCTCGGCAGGGATTGTCGAAAAGGAACCCGGCCTCATTGCAACAATTGAAGAAGCGCGCGTCGCATGCTTTAGAGCACGGTTGTGTTGGTACCTGGGGCTAATCTCTTCGGTACTTTCCATTGTGTTCTACCTATACTCCTTTGAGGGGTAACGGATTGTAGGAGCCAAACCCCCATGGCTAAAGCCCGTCCCCTAGATTTTAAGAATCCTGAATATACTGCGGTATTTAAGGAGCGTACCAAGAGGCTCACAGGGCTACGTGAGGACAATGCGTGGCATTTGGTGAAGAGGTACTACGCAGATGGAAACTATGTCGACTTCATTGAGGATTGGCTAGTCACATACGACCCGCGCATGAACGCGCGTGGTAAGCCTACGATGATACCCTTTCTCCTGTTCTTGAAGCAGGCCCAGTACATTGGTTGGCTCCAGGACCGCAAGGTAGCTATCGAGGATGGGCTGTGTGAGAAGTCTCGCGATATGGGCATCTCATGGTGCTCTCTTGCATTTGCTGTCTGTGAGTGGTCCTTTTGCCCTGGCTCGAAGATCTCCTTTGGTTCCCGTAAGGAGAACTTGGTTGACAAGCTCGGCGATCCAGATTCGCTTCTAGAGAAGTTCCGGATCATGATCCGGATGCTGCCGGTAGAGTTGCAGCCAGCTGGCTACAGTGAGCAGAGACACGCCAAGTTCATGAAGATCGAAAATCCCTCAAATGGGGCAATCATCACGGGGGAGGCCGGGGACAACATCGGGCGGGGTGGTCGCTCCACGATGTACTTTGTGGATGAGGCTGCATACCTTGAACGCCCTGAGCGTACCGATGCAGCACTGTTCCAAAACACATCAATACGCATCGACGTGTCAACGCCAAACGGTAAGGACAACCCCTTCGCCTTCAAACGCCACTCAGGTAACACCCCGGTGTTCTCTTTCCATTGGAAAGATGACCCACGGAAGGATGATGAGTGGTATCGGAAGGAGTGTATCCGTCTCGGTGACGAGAAGATTATTGCTCAAGAGTTGGATCTCGATTATGAAGCATCCGGCGAGGAGTCAATCATCCGGCACGAATGGGTACGGTCTTCCCTCGCTCTCCGTGAGTACCTGAGGAAGAGGGGTGAGCTGCCTCGGGTCAACCCCATGGAAGGGGTGGCAGGGCTCGATATTGGCGGAGGCAAAGCCGAGAATTGCTACATCCCCCGTTGGGGCCCAATCATTGGGAAGCCGGTAGCCTGGGTCAAGGACGATACCACTGATGTGGCGTGTCGTGCTCGCGACATGGCCATACAAGATGGGGTGCGCGTCGTCAAGTATGACGCGCCCGGCGTAGGTAAAGGGGCAGCGGCTACCTTCAAGCGTCTCGAAGGTGTCGATGCTCAGAGTGTCAACACTGGTGAGTCCCCGACAAACCGCATATGGGCGGACAGGAATAAGGCTAAGGACAAGTTCCGACATCTGAAGGCTGAGCTGTGGTGGGATGCGCGGGATAGACTGCGTAAGACACATCAGCATTGGACATGGATCCAGACATCGGGGCTTGAGGGTGAGAAGAATGACCCGATGGACCTGCTCCTTTTGCCGCAAGACAAAGAATTGAACGCTCAGTTATGTATCCCTACTTGGCATTTCATGACAGGTGGTAAGATCATGACTGAGACGAAGGAACAACTCAAAGTGCGTGGCGTGAAATCGCCGGATCGCGCGGATACACTCATACTGGGACTTGCCCCAGATAAACCGAAGATGCGGACTGGTAGGACTTCCGGAGTCGTTTGATGTCAATCGAAACAACCCATCCTGAATATGGCCTCAAGGAGGATGATTGGCGGCAGATGCGCGATACTATCGCGGGTCAGCGCACAATCAAGCAGGCTACTTTCTTGTACCTGCCGGCGACTAAGGGTATGGTGCTCGATGGGGTAAAGACGGGTGCCGAGCCGGGCCTTTCCTCGTACTATGCCTATCGGGACCGAGCCCAGTTCTTGGAGTTGGTCAGTGATGCAATCCAGATCATGATTGGCATCATGCACCGGGAAGAAGCCGAGATCCTACTGCCCAAGGAGATGGAGCCCCTTCGTGCTAATGCTACCCGTCGTGGGGAGTCCCTCCTAACACTGTTGCGGCGCCTGAATGTGAATCAACTCAGCTACGGTCGTATTGGGGCTTTAGCTGATATTGCAGAGGGTGCAAGTCTACCCCATATCGTCACGTACCAGGCTGAGTCAATCACCAATTGGGATGATTTCCGGTCAGTAGAAACTGATCGAGACAAACTGAACTTTGTCGTTACCTCTGAGGATGCATGGTTACGCGGTGCAGAGGGGCAGGCTGCTTTCGATTGGACTCAGAAGACCCGATATCGGGTGTTCCAGATAGGAGAGAACGGTTTTTACGAGTCCTTCGTGAAGGAGAATGACTCCTCAATGGAGCCAGTTACCCCGCTTTTCGAGGGTCGATCTTTGGATTTCGTGCCTTTCACCTTCATTGGTGCAAATGACTTGGAATCTTCTCCAGGTATCATCCCGCTACTTGGCCTATCAAATGCTGCGCTTACTATTTACCGGGGGGATGCGGACTACCGGCAGAGCATACATATGCTAGGTCAGGATACCCTTGTTCTTATTGGTGACATGTCTGCTGAGGATGGTGATAACCCTGATAGTCCTACACGGATTGGGGCGGGTTCGAAGATTCAATTGCCTGTTGATGGCGATGCGAAGTTCATTGGCATCGACTCTAACGGTGTTCCAGAGCAGCGCAAATCATTGTCAGATGATAAGAAGGCTGCAGCAGCCCAGGGCGCGCGTCTGTTGGAGAACACAGGGTCCCAGGCAGAATCGGGTGAGGCTCTCCGTATCCGCGTCACAGCGAAGACTACGACCCTTCACAGCATCGCGTTGGCGGGCGCCGCGGGGCTTGAGAACACCCTCAAGCAGATAGCACAGTGGATTGGCGCGGATCCCGAGAAGGTGAAGGTGACTGCCAACTTGGACTTCGTAGAGGATTCGGCTACTGCTGAAGATATTGTGAAGATGATGGAGGCGAAGTTTCGTGGGGTGCCTCTTTCCTATGAGTCCATCCACCAGTGGCTTCAAAAGAATGATGTTACCAACCGTACTTTCGATGAAGAGATTGCTCAGATTCGAAAGGAAGAATGGGATATTGGCGATCTCCTACAGCCGAAGGTACCCATCGAGCTTTCAGAGTCCAGTGATGATGACGATGATGATGAAACCCCCGACGACGAGAATGATGAAAATGATCCTGATGGGGACAATGAAGATCAGGATGATTGAGCCGTCGGTTCTTGCGCAATGATGCGCTTTCCACCATGAGGTGAATGAACCAATGCTACGCGCAATTTATGATAGTAAAGAAGACATACCTGCTGAGTACATCCATTTGTTTCAGGAGAAGAAAGGGAAGTGGGAGATCCAGATCGAGGGGATGAAAACCCTAGGTGACGTCGAACGGCTGCAAGGCTCCTTGGACAGTGAGCGCGCCGATCACGGCCGCACGAAGGTCAAGCTGCGGGCCTACAACTGGGTCGGTGACTTGAACGAGGAAGGCGTTACCGCCCTGCGCGATGAGGTCGAGGATCTCAAGGCTGATGGCAAGAAGGGCAAGTCTGATGAGGAGATTGAGAGCCTCGTCGAGAAGCGCGTCGAGCGCGCTCTTCGGAAGCCGGCCAAGCAGATCGAGCAGCTGACTGCTGAGAACGCGTCGCACCTCAAGGCCATTGGGCTACATGAGGCGGCGGGCAACCAGCGCTTGATCCGGGATCACGTCGAGGATGTTCTGGGCAACAAGGATACCCCGAATGTCGTCGATGGAGCCCGTGAAGACATCCTGCCGTTCGCAGAGCGCATCATGACCGTCAGGGACGGCAAGGTCGTGACCAAGGAGGGTTGTAGCTTCGATCCAGGTGTCGATTTCTCCGAGGTGCTGTCTGACATCAAGGCAGAGGGGAGGCGAGCCCACTGGTTCCCTGGGAGTAAAGGCGTTGGAGCGAAGGATGGCGAAGGCGGCGGGGGTGGTGGCGGGAACAACCCCTTCCACAAGGACTCCTTCAATATGACGGAGGCCCAAGCAATCATCGCGGCGGATAAGCCGCGTGCACACAACTTGGCGAAGCAGGCTGGTCGGAAGGACTTGATCGACCAGTTCCGCCTCGACAAGTAGATCCGGAGCTGGGTGATCCAGTAGACCGGAGACGCTAAGGCAAGGAGTGAGTCCGAGCCGCCCATCACGCCCCAAACGTGAACCTAAGGTCCCGCAGTGGGGCCGCACCTAACACAAAGAATGGAGGCTTTGAGCCATGGCTCAGACTCAGATCTCGGATATCGTCATTACGGATATCTTCGCGCCTTACGTCCAGCTACTCAGTGCAACCCTGTCGCTCTTCATCAAGACTGGCATCATCCTCACCGATCCCCTTCTGGACCAGTTCGTTCAGGGCGGGGGCCAGTATGTGGAAATGCCGCATTTCGATGACCTGGCCGACACCGAGGCGAATGTCTCGGGCGACGACCCGAGCGATGTCATGGTTGCAGATTATGGTGCCGGCACGCCGGCCACGCGGCTCGATTCCACGCCGGAGCTGATCACCACGGGAAAGACCCGGGCGATTCGGATGAGCCGTAATCAGTCGTGGTCCAGTATGGATCTTGCGGCCTCTCTGGCAGGTGCCGATCCGATGAATGCCATCGCCGGCCGTGTTGCCGGGTATTGGACGCGTCAGGATCAGTTGCTCTTGAACGCGTCGATTGAGGGCATCATCGCGAACAACATCATCGACGACGCTAGCGATATGCTGGTCGACATTTCGACGTCGGGCGCTATTGGTAGTGCGAACCTGTTCTCTGCGGACGCGATGTTGGATGCCATGCAGACCATGGGCGACCACAAGGCGCGAGTCTCGGCAATCGCGGTCCACTCGGTGGTCCACACGCGAATGCAGAAGCTGAACCTGATCGACTTCATCCCGGACAGCGAGGCCAATGTCGGATTCGGGACGTACCAGGGGAAAACTCTCCTGGTGGATGATGGGATTTCCCTCACGGCGAATGGCGGCAACCCGCGCTACTGGACTCAGATCTTCGGTCCTGGTGTTTTCGGCCTTGGTCATGGCACTCCGCGCGTCCCGGCCGAGGTAGAGCGCCAGGGTGCCGCGGGTAATGGCGGCGGGCAGGAGGTTCTGTACTCACGTCGTGAGTTCATTCTCCACCCGCAGGGCTTCAGGTTCCTCGGAGCTTCGATGGCGAAGGACTCACCGACCAACACTGAGTTGGCTCTTGAGGCCAACTGGGAGCGCATCTACGGACGGAAGCTGGTTCCCTTCGCGGTGCTCCAGACCAACGGATAGATCACCCCACAGCGGTCGCTACCCTGGAGCGGCAGGATGCCAGTCCTGCCGCTCCAGTTGACCCCCATACCCAACCCCCACCCCCACCTAACCCCCATCCAATCCAAGGAGGCTGATCCTATGCAGGACCAGGCGAGCACCACGGCGTCAACAGACGGCGAAGATCTCTTGAGCGGCGGTGTGTCCGCGCAGGAGCCCCAGAATGATCCTACTTCCGATTCCCCGACCGGCGAGGCTGGTGGGGAGTCGGCCTTGGCCGCCCCCCAGGGCCCTTTCGACCAGGAGGCGTCTGTCTCCCCGTTGGATGTGGGCGATGCCCTTCCGGAGCGGATCAACCCTGTCCCCGATGCGCCTGAGATCGGTGGATTGCTTCCCGGCGAAGATGGCTACCCCTACGACGACGTAATCTCGGGGCTGGGTCGCGAAGCGGGGACGGTTCGCAGGCACGCCCTTCATCTCGAACGGACCAGTGCTGCGCTTGCCGCGGTGAAGGCGAGAACCAACCAGCGCCTAACGCTGGCGGAGCTGAACCGGAGGAACCAAGAGGTGTCGCGCAAGCTCGATGATCATCGCCATCAGGTGCGTGGCGCCATCATGGAAATGGTCACCGAGTCGGGCATCCTCGGGAAGAACGGATAGGGGGACCCGACATGGCAAGTCGTGCGGATCTTGATAGGCAGGCCGCGCTCGTTGCTCGTGGCCCCTTTCCTCCGGCCGTCAGTACCAGAAGGAGCCAAGACCGTAGGAAGTATGCTCAAGCCAATGCCACAGCCACCCATTTCAATTCAGGGGGCGGGGCTAATGGTGGGGCCTACCTCGATTCCGGTCGCTCCCTGGAATCCATTTTCGGAGCTACTATCAGCGGATTCACCATAGCGATGTGGTTCAGGTTCCCTGTATCGGTACCCAGTGGTCCTGTTGGGGTATTCGGAGCCTCCTCAAGCAAGACAACCAATGCTGATGGGTTCGGAATCCACAGGGTTGATAGTATCATCATGCTGTGGGCTGGCGCCATGGCTGACGCTGAGATCATTGCGGTTGGAGTAGATACCCTTTGGCACCATGTAGTGTTCGGGTGGGATCCCACAGATGGTTATCTCATATACATCGATGGGGTGGCAGATACTATAACGGCATCCTACCCAGTAATACCAATCCCGGCGCCTTCCAGCGCTACGCTGCGTATGGGGTCCGTAGGGGATACTGCTTCGGATACTGACGGCACCTACCATTCGGGTATCTCAGACGAAGTGATGCTTTTCAATCGTCGGCTTGATGGTGACGAAGCACTACGGATCTACAATGATGGCGAGAGCATCACATACAACCCCCGGGCGCCTGGCGCTATCCTCGGCCTGATCGATTGGTGGAGGATGGGGGATGGGGCCTTTGATGACCCCACCTTTGATACCGGGGTGATACAGAGTTTCGGACCGGAGAATATGGACATGATTCCCCGTCTTGAGGGCGCCCGGGCGGGCGTCATCACCCTAGATGATGCAGTGGTCTAGGAGACAGCATGCTCTCGAACTATTGGAAGCAGAAGGTCATAGAGGCCACCGTCGGGATCTCGGTATTGCCCGTAGAGACCGCGGTTACCCTACGCCTCTACACTGACTCAGTAGATGCAGACGGGGTTGGTACGGATGTCTCTGGGGGGTCGTACACTCCCTTGGTGACGGCTTCGGCTGATTGGGAATTCGCATCGCCAAACATCCTCCGAAATCAGGATGTCCTTGATTTTGTGCAGGCTTCAGCGAATTGGGGGACAATCGTCTCCGCCGCGATCTGGAATACAGCCGGTACATTTATGCTCCTATTTGATGACCTCCAAACGGTGCAGCCTGTCAATTCAGGGAACGTCGCGAGATTCCAGATCCAAGAGCTGCGCTTTACCTGGACGTAGCCCATGTCCCTCTTGGTTCATCAAGGGCAGACCACAGTCCCCGTGAATACTCCGACGGTCGATGTGGTTCTCCCTTTCACTTTCGATCCGGATCATGCGGTAGTCAAGACTAATTCGAGCTATCCGGGTACGTGCATAAGTCCCAAAGCGGGCACAACGGGATCTGTTGTTCTTGATGATCTCTGGGTAGATCTTGAGCTGATTGGAACAGATACGGTACGGATCACGCGACGCCCTAATCCCTCTTTGGAGGTAGAGGTCTTTTGGGATTTGCTCTACTTCGTAGGGGCTCCCGGGGATCCCGATGAGTTCACGGTGATCCACCGTGCCGTGCGTAGCATGCCCAATGGCCAAGCTTCACGGTTCTGGAATCTCAACTCTGAGGGAGTGAGTACCCCCTCGCAGGGTTGGCTCAATATAGCGTGTGTGATTGAAGGCATGAGTGTGCCCTTTGGTCAATCTGCTGATGGTCCGATAAACTTCGCAGTCCGCTCTGACTACAACTTACTTTTTGGTGCTTATTGGCAATGGTTGCATAGGTACGGGTCGAGCTATAACATTGACTACCGTACAGCTCTACTCGATTTCAATGGGTCCGACTGGGTTCAGGAGGCGGTAACTTTCGTACCTTCTGTTACTAATTTGATCTCAGACAGTAATTTCGAGAATGTTGCTTTGATCAACGATGTTGGCGATTGGGACAACGCTTTCATCCTTCTAGTCAATGCACAGACTAGCCAAACGGGACTGAGGGATCAGAGGTACATCGTTCTCCCTGGAACGACTACAACATCTCTCAGAGTGAAGTTCACAGGGGTAGCTCCAGGAGCTAACGATACCGCGCATATCGTCGTGCTGTCAAACCCCAACATCAGGGTATCACATAGCAATGCCTGGGAGGGCGGGGAAACCCCGATACCTGGCGAGTCTTTTCCCTTCGGCAGGCAGACGGAAACGAAGCCTTTCGATGCGGTACAGATTGGTGCGTCAAGCGTAAGCTCCGTTGGAGGCTTTAGTCAAGCGGCATTAGACCTAACATCAGCCATAGGGCAACCGAGGAACCATTGGCATAGCACAATACGCGACCTTTCAGATGTAGAGTATACTCGATCTGCATCTACCACAAACTCCACATACTTTAGGCAATCGGTAGTCAACTTTATAAGGCCAATCCCCATTGAAGTTGATGGCGACGTCAATGTAGTGGGTAACATATATCTGAACCCAGACAACCTGTACACCTTACTGAGGCAGTACAGCGTAGTCGACGTCGACCCCTACATAGATTTGGCGCAAGTCGCTTATGGACCTGAATTCCGGACATGGGAAGTTAGTGCTAGTTTTAGTGGCAGCTCTTCCTCTATAGATTTAGCGGTAGCGATCCCCAATTTCGCACCAAGCACTATGGAGCGCACTGGGATTCGGCTACTATGTACGCAGGATGGGGGTATTGCAACAGGAGCATTGCCCCCAACGATTGATCACAGGGACCTCCGAGTTTGGGTCACCAAAGACTCGCCGTCTCAGGTTACCTTGAATCGGTCTACAGCAGCACAGGCTGCTCAAATCTCTGTAACTTTTCAGGTCATCCAGTATCTTGGTGTTTCCGGTGGCCCTAATGAGATTCGGTTCCTAGGTCAGGCTGTCAACACTATAGTCAATGGTCAATACATAGGTGGCGCGTTTTTCTTTCAGATGGGGGTCGACGCTCCTGCCACATTCAGGACGTGGCCTGCTCCTTGTGGGGTGGCTTCTGATGAGGTCGGACCCCTCTCTGCGGTCATGCACGGGTTTGTCCTCATAGTTCTTGGTCTTGAGGGCCTCCGGACAATTCGATTAGGTACTGTGGGGCCTTGTACTGTCTATTACGATATGTGGGAGTTCCGGGGAACGAATTGGAAGCTCGGCCGCACAGCATTGCTGGATCGGGATGATGATGGTACTGATCAAACCCTGGTGGATGTTAATAATAGCCCAGTAGATATCGATGATTGGGATCAAGCGATCATTGCGCAGGATTGTATTTCGCAGGACGATTGGAACGCTACTTGGCTTGCGGAACCAGGCCCTACTTCAAGCTTGGTGACTGCTCGTTTGACACAGATGCCGAATTCATCTTTTCAAGGGCTCCTTTACGCTATTAAGAATTTAGAGATGAGCGTTTTTCGGGGTAGCTCAATTATCGATATGAATGACGTCACGGGTGATAGGGAGCACACTCTTACTCTACTAGGTTCAAACCCCTCAGCGAGTTCCCTGGAGTTTGTGCTCGGTTCAATGGCTGCGGGATCAACGGGTGTACGGCATGCGCAAGCTTTTGTAAACTACCAGCAAACAGATGATGATGAGATCACGATCCAAGTAACAGATACCTCGCCAGTTGTTCCATCGGAGTTGGAAGTAGTCTATCAGACAGCCAACCTTCCGGGTGGATTCCTCGCGATCTACGGAGATGTTGATGTTCTAGGAAGCCTCACTCTATCTTTGGCGAATGAGCTTGCACAGTTCTTTAGCCAATTGGCAGGCCGGCGGGTAGCCTTTGATGTTCTATCTGCGCGACAGATAGTAGCCGAGGCTCTAGGAGCCTTGCAGTTTAATCCAAATGCCCTCAGTGGACGGCAATCAGCCATAGAGGCTCAAGTGGCTCGGCGTGTCAGTACCTCATCGCTGGAAGCGCTACAGTCCAATCTAGACGCCCTTGAGGCGCAGCAATCAACTTCGAGCATACAAGCTGCCCGAAGCAGTAGCGCTTCGGCCTTGGAGGCTCTGCAATCTGGCTCAGATGATCTTGATGCACAGCAGTCAACCGCAAACGCCCAAACCGCCCAGCGGAGCAATGCTACTCCGTTGACAGGTGGGAGAGTGAGGCAAGACCCATGATTGGACTCGAAGCGAACTTCTCGCACCATTCGGGGGATTCGCGAACACTTGAACTCACTATCAATGATGAAGATGGCGCGGCCTTGGATATTACCACGGCCACTGAGATCACTTGGGCCCTCTCAAAGAAGGTATCTGATTCGGTGATCCCGAAAGGGGGTGCTCTGATAACGAAGACCTTGGGCTCTGGGGTGACTCTCATTGATGGGCCAACAGGGCGTGCTGATGTCGCGATTACCCCAGAGGATACCGCTGACATGAAGGAAGACGATTATTATCACGAGGTGCAACTGGAGCTGGGGGGTGATACTTCTACGGTTCTCTTTGGTACTGTAACCCTCCTGAAGGATTTGATTTAGCAATGGCTGTTCTAGAAGTTGATCTCGTTGTTGAAGACGGTACGGGTCTAATTGATGCTAATACCTACACCGACTTCGCCTTCGTAACGGACTATCATCGTATTCGCGATAACACCCTATGGGGTGAAGCCGACGAGAACGATAAGGCAACAGCCCTTATCCGTGCGACTCAGTACATCGACGAGAGGTTCCTTTTTCGAGGGGCACTATCCAATCCCGAGCATGTAGCCGCCGCCCCGAGCTTGCCAGACTCCTCGGAGTTCCCGGTCTATGTCGACTTCATCGAGGAGGCGTTCTTTACGACATGGGGGAGCTTGCTGCGGTGGCGAAATGATGGTGCCGCGACTGAGGTATCTGCCGTCGATACCGACAGCTACACAGTAGTTGACAAGGGCACTCTCGGTCAGAGTGATCTTCTCTTTGCAGAGGGCTTTACCAACGCTGCGAACAATGGGCTGAAGGTGATCGATGCTGGCGTTACTAGCACGGACCTCCCCATAGTCGGAGGGGGTCTTGTAGTCGAGACACCTGGGGCCGGCGCACAGATCGGCTACGTGGGAGCCCAAGCGGGTATTGGGGATATCGCGGCAGCAGTATCCCCGGATCGAATCACATCTAGCACACTCGATTTCACTACATTGAGCTTGGCAGTTGGCGATTGGGTGTTGGTACAGGGCTTCTCGACAGCCACCGACAACAATGACTTCTTCCAGGTCGTATCCATCTCGGCCAACGAGATCCAGATCGAGGATGGGCCAGAGGGCTGGGCAGCGGATGCCGCCGCGGGGGATACCATCCAGATGTTCTTCGGTGAGTTGCTCACCAATGGGCCTCAGTCCCTCCAGTGGCCCCGGAGCAGCATCTACGACCGCAATGGTGTCGATGCGTCGGAGGTCGTCCCGGTTGAAGTCCAGCAGGCCACAGCGGAGTACGCACTGCGGGTCCTGAGCGATGGCACCGAGAAAATCCAGCTCCAGCCAGACCCCAACCTTGATGAGCAGTTTCGATCGATCAAGATGACACGAGAGAAGGTCGGTCCCCTCGAAGAGGAAGTCCGGTATGACACCACCCGCAAGCTGAAGCTGATCCAGCCCTACCCTGCGGCGGATCGGATCCTGTGGAATAGTGGGTATACCCGGGATACAGGTTCGAGTGTGGTTCGGTAGTATGTCTATCGCGCAGACTGCAAAGCGGCTCATACAGAAGAATGGCCGCCCAATCTCCATCAGGCAACGCATTCTTTCTGTGACGGATTCTGCGAAGCCTTGGGCGGATGATGGCGATCCGGCATTCACGGATACCAAGGCGTATGGGGTCTTCATTGATGAGACGGCATCAGACCTTGTAGCACGCGTGTCTGCTGTATCTAGGCTTGTACTTTCTCCAGTTGAGGTGAATGGGGTACAAGTGTACATCGCGGGCTCGGGGTTGACTGTGGCTCCGGCTATCTCCATGCAGATTGTGGATGGGGATCGGGTCTTAGAGATCAAGAAGGTCGGTACTGTCTGGAAGGGGGCCGAGGCCGTGCTCTATATCTGCAAGGTGGAGAACTGATGGCTGAGACAGCAGCTGAAGCTGAAGACGCCTTGCTCACTCTGGTAAAGGCCACATGGGAAGCAAACGCCCCAGCGGGTACTCCTTTGCTCTACGATAATCAAGACAGTAATAGGCCGAGCGACCCCGCTATGTACGGCCGTACTGTACTCAGGCATTTTGGAAGTAGCCGAGAATCTGTCGGGAACCCTGGCACAAACTCGGTCATCAATCGGCGGCGAGGAGCGGTATACGTTCAGATCTTCGTGCCACAAGGGTCGGGGACTCGTAGTGCTATGGACATCGCTGAGGCGATGGCCCAAGCATTTGAGGATGTCGACGAAACGCTCGGCGTCAGATTGACTGATGCCGATATCAATGAGCTGGCAGCCGACGGGACCTATTGGCAGGTCAACGTAGTGGCGAACTTCAGCTACGATCGAATCTCATAGGAGAGATCAGCTATGTCAGATACGAATAGAGTGTCCCTTCGGGCGGTCGAGGAGTCGGCTTACGGAGTCATCCCGGCCACTCCCGACTTTGAGACGATCCCCATCGCCTCCGCGCCCAACCTTGCTTTCACGCCTGCCACCGTTGTGTCAGAGCTGCTTCGGGATGATCGCCAGATCTCGGATCTCCCTCTCGTTGGGGGGTCCGCCGGTGGCGACTCCAACTCGGAGTTGGCCTTCGGGATCTACGATACCTTCCTCGAAGGTGCCTTCTTCAGTCAGTGGCAGGCCCGTCTCAAGTGGCACAATCGGCTCACCGTTGATCAGATCACCGCGGTAGACGCCGACAGTTACACAGTCGCGGATCTGGGCTCTGCAGTCTCTGCGGGAGACCTCGTATTCGCAGAGGGCTTCACGAACGCTGCGAACAATGGGCTGAAGGTTGTCGACGCCGGCCCGACCAACACGGACGTTCCCGTGGTCGGCGCAGGCATGGTAGTAGAGACCCCCAGTGAGTTCGCGAAGCTCAGCTACGTGGGTGTACAGGCCGCTACGAGCGATATTGTCGCTACCTTGAGTCCGGATACTCTCACCTCTACAATCCTCGACTTCACTACACTCGGCTTGGAAGCGGGGGACTGGCTGTTGATCCAGGGCTTCTCTACCACGACTGAGGACAATGACTATGTCCGTATCGTCTCGGTCGCTGCCAATATCCTGACGGTCGATCGCGTGCCGACGGGTTGGGCGGCAGACAGCGGTTCCGGGGATACTGTTCAGCTCTTCCTGGGCGAGCGCATCAAGAATGGCACCACGAAGCGTTCGTACGCTCTGGAGATGACCTACAACGATCACAATCCGGTGACCTTCAGTTATCTCCTCGGCATGATTACAGATGGCTTCACGTTCACTGCGCAGCCGCAGGCGATTGTCACCTCGGGCGCCACATTCCTTGGATCGACTCAGTTCTACTCGGACTCGGTCGATCAGGGTCCCGGGTGTGATGGCACCGGCCGTTTCGCGGGCGCCGTTACCATATCCGCGCCGCGGTTCCAGGTCTACAACTCCAGCTCGAATGTCGGCCGTATCGCGCGTAACGGAGTAGTGATCTCAGGTCTCAACTTCGTGACAGAGGCGTCAATCTCGATCGCGAACAACTTGCGCGAGAAGCCCGCTGTTGGCGTGCTGGGTGCTGCGGACGTTGGCTCTGGGGAGTTCGGCGTGACCGGGTCTCTACAGACGTACTTCGATGACAAGTCGCTGGCTGTTGACGTCGTCAACAATGCTGAGTCGTCCTTCGACATCCGATTCCGCGACGCGATCGGCCGGGCTCAGCTGTGGGATGTCCCGCGGTTGAAGTTCTCTGAGGGCTCTCCCGAGGTGCCCGGCAAGAATGATGACGTCACAATCCCGCTTCAGTACCAGGGCATCCTCGATGAGACTCTGGGGTACACGCTGAAGCTCATGCGTTTCCATCACGTACCTGTGTAGGGCTCGCGGAGATAGAGAAAGGAGATGTCATGACAGTCTGGTAGTGAAGGAGACATCATGACCCACCAAAAAGGAAGACGTTGGCGCTACAACGCGTCAGCGGTGAGCGGCTATGTTCGAAAGCCTGTTGGCTTCGAAGACTGGTTCTATACTGGCCCTTCTTTGGTCTTTGGCCATTCGGACTGCAAGAAGTCGCGGAAGTAAGACTCACGGGGCCGGCGGTTTGCCGGCCCCGTGATGAAACCCCCATCGAAAGAGAAAGGTACCCCCAGAATGTCCATCTACAGTCAGTTCAAAGCCAATGAGGATCTCGAAACCCAGGGTTTCGCTCTGGAGCTGATCGACGACGAAGGCAAGAAGTCCACCTTCATTCTCGCGCGAGCCGGAGGGGGGAACAAGAAGTTCACCACCGCGCTCAAGGCAGCGATGCGGCCCTTCGCCCAGATGCCCGATGGCCAGGCGAAGGATCGGATCTCCGAGGACAGGACCATCGAGGTGATGGCAAAGCACATCGTACTGGCCTGGGAGAATGTCATCGGCAAGGACGGCGAGCTGATCGAGTACACCCCGGAGAACTGCCTGAAGCTCCTGAAGGATCTCCCTGATTTGGCGGAGTACCTCATCACCCAGGCCAACACTGCGTCTCATTTCTTGGAGGTGAGCCGGGAGGCCGATGCAAAAGGCTAGGCGATCTGGTCGCCTGGACGATGGGTTTCGGCGTCCAGGCGAGTACGGTCGCTAGTGCAGCAATAGAGCTGGGGCACCCTATCCCGGAGTCCTGCATCCCTCCAGATGTACCAGATCACCTGACTGAATACGTTAGGCACTTTTGGCGCCTCTCGACATGTAGAGGCGTTATAGCACCAGGCGTTCCCGGTCCCATCCCTTGGACGGCTGTTGACCTGTACGCATGCCGTCTTGGCATAGCAGATGAGGAGATACTGTACGAAGACTTGATATGCTTCATTGATTCCATGGACAAAGCGTTCTTGGAGTATTGTGGCAAGGAGGTAGGGCGTAGACGTGGCAACAATCAAGTCGTTCCAGGCAAAGATTCGCAGACGCGCCAAAATCCTTCCGGAACTAGCTGGTAGAGGCGTCGACAGCATTGCTGTTGCCGTGGTCGGGGCGCTCGTTAGCGGCACTCCTGTCGATACCGGACTCGCACGATCCAATTGGCTTGTGCGGCGTGGGAGTCCGAGCCGAAAGGTTCGGACTCCCCGATCCTCCGCAGCCACCGTTGAAGAAGCAATCCGCGCTCTCAAAGGGCGGGTGACGCGAGAGGGAGAGAACGTAGTCATTTCGAATGGCGGGAAGAAAGTCCCTTACCTCGGTAGGCTCAACAATGGCTGGAGTCTTCAGGCTCCGGCTGGCTTTTTTCGTGCCGCGATAACTGTTGGTCTGAACCTGGCGCGGACTAGGATTAGGGTACTCAGCAGTAGTGGCAAGAGCCTACCAGGCTTCACTGTGGAGCGATCATAGTGGCGACAGAAACTCTTACCGTCCTCATACGCCAGCGCGGAGCGCGATCAGTCCAAAAGCAACTCCGGGATATCGCTGGCAATGCGGGTCAGGCAGATTCAGCTCTCAGGGGTATGAACAGGACCATGGGTGCCCTAGTCACTGGCGCCCTTGTGCGTCAGTTGGCGACTGCCGCTGATACCTTCACTCTTTTACAGAGCCGTACCCGCGTCTTTGCTACTAGCGCCGCGGATGCAGAGGATCGGTTGGATGGTATCGTTGCGACCGCCATCGAGACTCGTGCTCCCCTCGATGCTGTCGCTACGGTATTCCAGCGCCTATCAATTGCCCAAGACGCTGCAGGGCTCACCACCCAAGACTTGACCAAGATCACTGGGACCTTGACGAAGGCCATTGCTGTGTCCGGCGCGACCGCACAGGAGGCCGAGGGGGCCCTGCGTCAGTTGGCGCAGGGCATCGCAGCTAATCGGCTGTCCGGTCAGGAGTTCAACTCCGTGATCGAGCAGACACCCCGTATCGCTCAGGCTATATCTGACTCCCTTGGGGTGCAGATGGGCGCATTGCGTGGCCTTGCGAACCAGGGCAAGCTGACCCGGGATGTTGTCATTCAATCATTCAAGGCGCAAGCTGCCACTATTGATGCTGAGTTCAAAAAGGTACTCCCCACTCTAGGACAGTCTTTCCAGGTATTGAAGACATCAGTTACTGTCTTCATTGGCGAACTCGATAGGATAACAGGTACCAGTAGTAAGGTTGCAAAGGGTATTATCGCTATTGGGAAGTCCATCTTGGCAGCGTCTACCAATACAGAAAAGTGGGTACCTCTACTTGAAAAGGTGCTTATTGTTCTAGTGGGCATTGCTGCGGTCAAGACAGCATCTGTGGTGTTGAGCATAGCAGCTGCTATCGCTTCTTTGAACACAAAACTCATCATGCTCGCAGTTACGAACCCATTCATTGCTATCGCGACTGCTCTTGTTACCGTCGTTGGTCTCGCTGTCGCTTTCCGTAATGAGGTAGTATCTATCGGGGGGCAGTCTTTTCGTTTGAAGGAATTGGCGAGTGTCATTATTGACAAGATGATTCCTGGTATTGAGGCGTTCATATCTGAGATGACTGGTTTGGAAAATTTTGAAATCCCCGGCATCAAACGGGTATTCAATGATCTCGTTAATGGGTTCAACATATCCTCCCAGGTCGTTTGGCTGTTTCTGAAAAGAACTGCGGAGGGTTTCACCCGGTTGAACTATAACCTTGGTGACCTCTTCGGAAACATACCACTCCTCATAGCGGCTGGACTTCTCGGGGATACCGATGAGGTGAGTAGGCTAGTAGCAGAATCTTTCAGAGGGGGATTCACAAGTGCCTTTTCTGGTTTTGGTGACGAGGTTAGCCTCATTGTCAAGCAAGAACTCAGTGTAGATAATTTCAAGTTTCTGGAGAATGCCGCAGCGAATTCAGATCTACTGACTGAGGCGTCAAGGCGTACTGCAGTGGCGTTAAAGGAGGAGGCCGCCGCAGCAGAGGCCGCCGCGAAGGCTGCCGCAGCGGAGGGATTTAAGCCTGACAAGCCGATAGGCGTTGTTGACATTGGACTCGATGAGAAGGGCTTCAAGAGGCTCCAGAAAGCCACACTGGATGTTATCGAGGAGTTCGAGCCCGCTATTGAAGTGACCCGTGAGTTTGCAGAGCGCGTAATGGTTATGGATACAGCTATAAAGGCAGCTGTCGTAACGGACGAGCAGTATGCCACAACGATAAGGCTTGTTACCGAAGAGTTCTCAAAGGCCATGGGGGTTATAAACAGTACATCGCTGGACTCTAGCAAGATTGACAGTGTCCGCGATTCAGTTCTCTCTCTGATGAGCGAATTCGATCCAGCTCTTGAGCTGACCCTACAGTTCGTGGAAAGAACTCAGCTCCTACAAACTGCCCTAGAACAGGGAGTTATCACAAACCTTGAGTACGCTGCGTCGCAGCGGGAAGTCAATGAAGCTTTTGCTGATGGTCTTTCTGATATTGACCCAGAAGGCATGACTGCATTCCAGCAAGCGGTCAGGGGTACCCGGGAGGGCTTCAAGGGCTTCATCAAAGACCTTGGGACCGTTGAGTCGAACATTAGTGAGGGGCTGAATGGAGCATTGAACACCAGTGTTGATGCTCTTACCGAATGGGCCACTGGCGGCAAGGTGTCCGGTAAGGTGTTCGCTCGCGCTTTGATCTCCTCTATTACAAAGGTCATCATCAAGATGTTGGTCCTCAAAGCGATTCAGGCAGCTGTGGGTATGCCAGGAGGCATACCAGGAGGTAGCTTCTTGAGCTTCGGCGCTGGGAAGGCTCAGGGTGGTCCCGTGAATCCGGGTACCGCCTACCCCGTTGGCGAGCGCGGCCCCGAGATGTTCGTACCCGACTCGCGCGGAACGGTAATCCCTAACGACATGCTTGGTGCGCGGTCACAGCCACCTATCAATCTTCAAGTGGTGAATGTGGATGATCCCGATGCTGTCCCCCAGGCTTTGAATACCAGTGCGGGGGAGGAAGCAGTGATCAACGTCATCCAGAGGAACCCCGACATTCTCAGGGAGATCGCCTAAATGGCTTATCTCAATGGATCCGTGCCCGCCCAAGGGTCCCTCTCAAATGTAGGGGACAACTGCGGAGGGCACTTTGCAGCTCTTCGCGTACTCACCCAGTTCCTGACGGGCGCGACGATTGTAGACTACAGTTCGATCGTAGCTACGACTTCGGGTGACGGTGATATCGATTTCGTTGACACTGTATGGAGGGGCCTGGCGGGTGTCCGCTCCAGCGTCCCCGAGACATGGACGATCACCTTCACTACCGCCAGTGACTTCGACGTGTCGGGCTCAGTGAGCGGGGCGCAGACAAGTGGGGTAGCGGATACCATCTACAAGTCGGACAATGACGAGATTTGTTTTCTCGTAACCCAGGGAGCGTCTAACTGGGCGGCGAGTGACACTGTTGTATTCGATGTCACTGCCAACACTAATACAGTAGCCGCAGACAAGTATCAGGTTGTGAGTACCAACTACGACCGTACATACGAAGAAGATGGTGAAGTCGTGCTCAAGTCAACGGGGTTGACGGGTACCGATGATATCTACCACAACTTCATGGCTGAACGCAGTGGCATACCCTTCAATCGATGGGGCTACCGACTCCGGACTATGATGGGGTACGATACTGGGATCGCCCTCCCTGAGAATCAGCCTGGCGCCATGAATCAAAGGTTCGTTGGCATGTACGATGGGGGTACGAATTACTGGTATGTGTGCGACGGGCGTCGATTTGTCGCCGCTTGGCAAGTCTCGACTACCATGCACTCAATGTACAGTGGCTTCATCACCCCATACTCAACACCAACGGAATACCCCTATCCCTTCTTCGTGGGCTGCGAATCTAGCACAGGGATACCCTTCTGGGGTGGAGACGGGCAGAGTCAGCAACGCATGTTCATAGACCCCAATGGGAGTTCCTACATGCGTTGGGTAGATGGGTCGCTAGCCGCTATTGATAGCGATAATGTGACTACCGATGTCGATAAACCTAGACATATCTGGCCCTACAAGAGAACCCAGCCCTCCCGTGATGAGCTTCTGAGGATGGAGGAATGGAATGGGGGTCATATGCTGTGGCCCTGTACGCTTACGAGTAAACCCGATTCCAATATCGATATGCAGGTCTTTGGCGTTCTTGAGGGGGTGTTCGGCGTCAATGGTCTTACCTTAACCCCCACTCTCATCATTGATATAAGTGGGCAAGACTACTTGGTGGTGAACTCGATCGAGGCAGTGGACGAGGCCAACATCTGGGCTCTTCGGCTGTCTTAGGAGGCGTCAATGGCTTTCAGCACAGGTTCAGCGGCAAGTTGGGCCGCCCTGGTTTCCGCGATGGACACCTTCCTAACGGGTGATCTACGTTTTTCCAACACATACACTAATGGTGTCAATGACAATGATGGTGGGCTGTTCGACGCGGCTACTTGGTCCTATGGTTCCGCGTACTGGAATTTCGATTTCCGTCATGCTAGCGATCAACTCCGATGTTGGCTGTCAACAGATAATGACGGAGGGGGTACCACTTTCGGGCAGCATACCGGAACGGCAATGGGCTCATCTGGTAGTGAGAACAGTGACTCCACCAAGAACAACTATGTCACATTCCCCCTCACGTACTACTTCTATGGGGATGAAGGGCTTACCGGGGACAATGACTACTTCTGCATGGTCTTGAACCCCTCCCCTGGCTTGTACCATCATTTCTGGATAGGCGTCATTGAACCCTACTGGGCTGCTGCTCTCCCTTATGGAGCGTATTGCGGCGCCAGTACCATGACAAATGGGGACTGCACCGCCCCGATGGCGTACACTGCGAACAGCACTATCGGTAAGGATGTATTACATTACCCCTACAGTGCTACCCCCTCTGGAGAGCAAACCAGTATCCAGAACACCCATGGTAGCCGCCTCTCCGCGGGTTTCTGTGGGGCCGCAGGCTGGAATGAACAGGGCGCACGCAGCCCCATGTTCGAAATGGTTCGCACAGGGCAGTCCGACCTAACTGGGCGTAGCATCTTGGCGCCAAACCCAGCGTTGGTCACGGACGCGTCAACAGAATCTAATGGGACTCGTAGCGTCCTGGTTGGGTCCTATCCGGGCGTCCACATGATGTCAATTCAGGGTTTGCCCGCGGAAGCACAGATCACCATTGGGTCGGACACCTATGATGTGTACCCAATGGCTCGACGC